GTGGCCCAATATTGATTTGAAATAGTTGATTGCTAGATTAAAATAAATAAATAAATAAATATTATCAACCTCTTTCTTCAATAAAGTCTAATAGCCGGGGTAGTTCACGCCCCAACCACTAGCTTATCTCAAAAGAGGTTTCTGGTTGGGTCACTTGTTTGTTGTTGTTACACTACATCCCACACACCTAACTACAGTGTGCAGGAAAATAAGTATTAGCTGGAGAGTATTTCTACTTGTCCCTTCAAGGACGGCCCATTGGCTAATATTCAATACTGTGAAAATTTATAAGAAATTTTAAAAAAGAAAATAAAAAATGGTAAAATAACCAAAAAATATAAAATAAATAATCAAATAAATATTGCGTTTAAATAAAAGTATAATTGTAAAAGTTTTTCTGTTTGAGCGTAATTAATAACAATTAAATAATATTAAGTTAGCGGGGGGGTTTTGGTTGTCGACTTAAGGCTGTTACAGGCCAATAGTCAGGATTAATGCACAATCCTCCACCTGTTAAGGCGATTTGGACTGGTGGTATGCCTATGAAAACTCCATAAGTAGCTTCATCTGCAGTTGCTATCCACCAGTCTAAGTAAATGTCAAGATTGTCAGCTTCTGTTGTTCCTTGTGGGAAAACAGGCCATAAAAGGACGTTTAATGTTGTATTTGCAAGAGCTTCATTCTCATAAACTGTAAATGGTTCTTCCCAACTTTTCTCAACTAAACACGAAGTTCTAGTAGAAAGAAATGGGGCTTTGAATTCAGCTATTTGCTTATCTGATATATAGGCGTGGGGTTGTGCATTCAAAAAATGACTATCAACTGTATAAGCAGTCTGAATAGACATCGACGGATCTGGAGTTGGTATTTGTGTTATCAAGCCAGAGAATGGTATTTCAATTGGTGTGCCTGCTGCTTTCTGATACATCACTCGAATTCTGAATTTGTGTACCATTGCGCCACGAAAATTGCGAAATAGTGGAGATATTTTTCCAATAAAGGTTTTTCCTGTATTTGATGAACCGTAAGCTAATACGAGTGTCAAAGGATTATTTCCAGCTATTGCGCCACCTTCAGCGGTCAAAGGTACTTCTATCTTTCCAAACGAATTCAAAGTGTATCTCTTACACACATCACGCAAACTCTTGAAATATTCTCCAAATTGAGATTGTGGTATATCACTAGCCTCATTAGGACCAACACCAAGAGTTTCACAAGGCATTTCAAACCAGTTGGTGTTGCGGTTGATTGTACCTTCTTCTTCACCTGAATGAGATATAATTCGTCTTGCTGAAATGTCTGGTGCGTATCCATTAGGTTGTATGCTTGATCCATGTGCTGTATTCATAAAAAGTTCAAAATCTTTGCCTGCCATTTTGTAGATGTTGATTTCTACGTTGGGTTGCACAGACTCAGGAGCATTTAAGAGAGTTGAAACACTAAGCGTCACAGCTCCATTGAAATAATCCTGAAATCTGCGCTGTCCTGGAACGGGGGAATCGGCCAATGTGACTCCGTTGTACACCTTTTTGACGGGTGTGTCACCGGGGTATATGGTACGAAATGCAAACACATTTCCTCCGTTTCGGACATGTACGGTTCTGAAATATTGTGAAAGTTTAGATTTGTATGTTAGTGCTGATGCTGCTGTTGCTGAAATTTGGGGATGAAAACAAAAATCGACTTTGCCTTCGTGGAATTGAGTTCCAACGATTTCAATGAAATATATCACCGAGCCACGCCAGTAAGTAAAGAAAGAGCTTATATAGCTCAAAATTCCTACGACAAATGTTCCAATTGCTGGAATTGGAACATCACTCATAGGGCCGACATTTTCGGCAAAAAGAACGGTTCCCACAGTGTTAGCTGCAGTCCACGTTACTGTCTTTATAAACTGGCTCTTTTTAAGAAGCTCGGGAATCATCATTTCATTGACACCGGTAGAAAACACGTCCTTATCGACTAGTTGTTGTGATGATGGATCGAGGGTTAGAACATCAACATATTGTGGATTTCGAGAATTATTGAAATATTGAACTTCCTTATTCACCAAGGGTGGTATCTGTTCACCCAACTGTGGTGCATCTAGAAGTCCTCCAAGAACATCTCCCACAATGTTGTCAGGTAGAATGTCATGGACAAGTCCCTTCAAAGCTTTAGCTCCTTCGTCTATGAGGCCGGAGTGCGAATCAATTCGCAAAGGAAGTAAGTGTGTCGCATAAGATGCTTCACCAAAGCGAGGTTGTTTAAACATCGCCTGAGTGAGAGCAAAAAATATCTTCACACTACACTCACTTGTTCCGGCTGTCCCAGGGACGAAGGTATTCTGCACAATGAAATGGAGTTGCCCAAGACAATCACCATTGACAAGATCGAGGTATTGCTTGTAATAAGTGAAATCAATATTTATTTGAGCAATTGTTGCTGCCGTCGGGTCTAATGACACCGCACCCAGCACAATAGCATCACTGATTGTTGGGGGTGTGGTAATAAACTCTCCTGTTCTCTGGGTTGGTCGAAAAACGACTAAGAGACGTCCTCTGGCGTATCGATATCCAATGGTTTCCAATTTAATCTGAAGTTGATCGAATCGATTCAAATTGAATCGTTGAAAAGGAACCGTTGCGATTTCGCTCGTCAGAAGATCTCTTAAGACGTCAAACGTTTTGATGTTGGTACCAGCTGCTTGAGATGCGCTCCAAGTCACTGTATCCACATAGTTCCATCGTCCTAACATCTTGGCTAAATCCCAAATTCCATCAGGATTATATCTTGAAGAGCGTGATGTTGTTGCGGTGGCTCTTCCTTCCACTCTTGCTGTCATGGCTGGGCTAGTTTGATCAGTTGTAATAGTACCAAATTTGGAATCTGATACTGCGGCGGGGTCGTCCAATGTACCTTGAGAGCCTTCTGGTTGGACGCCAGAATGCAATTCAATTTTGTAAATTTTATCTATTATTTCATAATTCATGTTTGGTTGTTCGCTGTGTCCGTCCTTAAAATTCAAGGGGGGTTGAGATGCCAACTTCTTAGATTTCTCTAGAGCTGTGGAGATTTTTTGTCGTCCTTCTGAAAAAGTGAAGGTTCCGTCTGGATCTGAGAGTTCTCCAATCTCAAACCATTCGGCTAATAACGCTGGATAGCTTATTAGATTGTAGTCCTTTAGTTCGAGGATCTTATCTCGAATTTCATTGAAATATTTTTCTCCGTAAAAGAACAACGTACGGAGAACACTGTTGCAATTTGCTTCACATGCAACTTCTGGGGGTTCGGAATTCATTCCGACTCGAATCCAATTGATGGGTTCACAAGGATCTTGCTGTATCGGAACATAAGAACCATGGAATAACTTGGTTTTGTTTTTAAGAAAGGTAAAGTCTGTAACAGACTTGAACCCTAAAGCGGAGTGTTTATCTCCTGATGTCATTTGAATGTTATAACATTCTAAAAAATCGGCTATTTTCTGAGGATGAAAATCCTCACAAATATCACGATGTGTTGACATTGCCAAGTCATCTCCATAGTTCTTTGTTCGCACATACTTTCGATATACTGCTATATCTTTAAATCCGTGTGGCATCAAATGGATCCATGCCATTCTTATGTAACATTCATTGATAATACTGCCAATTGTTGCTGTTACAAAAGAACCTGAACTCGTTCCTGAAGGTAGGGCTAGGATATACTTGCCCCATTGATGAAGTGCCTGAGAATCATAACGCATGAGAACTCGCACTCTCGACTGTTCCTCATTCGTCATCCATTTCTGCTCAAAAATCCTATTACATGCTAGTCGCACTTCCAAATTGGCACGTGTATCAAACTTCTTATAATCTGCATCTGAAAACTGATCACCTACTTCCAATAAATATCTAACCAATTGGTCCCATTCTTTGCTTGCTTTATTAATTCCTATTGATAAAAAACTGTTATGTCTACATTGATATAAATGGGCTATAATTGGTAAGCAATATTTGCGCTGCACTATCGTCAAAGCTACCGATGCCATTGAAAACATCCTACTCTTCCCTTTTGCTACGTCTTCCTTGTCTTTCCTCTCATCCTTAATCGTGTTCATGAAAGGATAATCAGGCAAAATGTTGTCCTTAATTCGAGATTCAATAATGTCGATATGATGTTGTAAAATTGAATTTGGGACATATTTTCCTGGTTCTCCAACAAAAAGTTGTCTTTTCTCACCCAAGATTCCTTCAAGACAAAAAGGAAAAGCTGCTGCTGTGCTCATCTCCATTGCTGTCAAGAATGGATATCCAGGAACACCATTTATAGCTTCAAAAGTTGTCAAACATCTTTTAAGACTTATAGTCTTTTTTGCATTGAGCTCAGAAATAATTGAATCTGATGCTTGTTTAACTAAATCGGCTGGAAACGGTTTTGATGGATCTCCATATTTCTTCATATTCTCCTTAAAAACATTAATACCATTCAATCGTCGATCATTCATATTCAATATACACACGTCCGTGAAGACTGGCACTATTCGATCATGAAGAGGCGAAGGAACAATCTTGCTTTTCCGAGGAACACTAATTTCCTTATTCGAAATTGCATGAACCACAAGAGCTGCATTAGCAAATCCAGAAGCTTCAATCTCTTGAATCTCTGGTTTTCGCCAATCGCTATGTAATTCTGCTCTTTCGAATATTTGAAATTTGCGCAATCCCTCATTTATCATTGCTTTAGTGACAAACTTTGTAATTGACCCTTGAGGACCAGATCCAATGTTTATCCCCACAATTTTAAACGTGTTAGGACATCCGGTGGGCACAATAACAATAGATCCACAATCGCCTGGTTTTGAAGGCAAATTTGTCAAACATGAATCATGAGATTGAACTTCAACTTCTTCTCCTCCTTTTGTCTGAGTATAAACAACTTGAACTCTATCCTCCAATATCTTACCATAAATCGTCTCCAAATCCGTCATAGTTTTCCTGAACATTACAGCTTCTCGCTGCCCGAGGTTAAGATCACCATCCCAAAAATGCTGGGTAATAGTAGATCTCGATGCAACACGAGCAGGAAGTTGTATTAAAGCGAGATCTTCATCAATTAAAGACATTTGAGCTTTCTCGAAGGGAAAATGGAAATCTTCCTGTCCATCAATCATCAAAGTTACATCTGTTCCATCAGCTACGTATTCAGTGCCCTTATCCAAAGCCCAAAAAACATGGGCATTTAACAAAATCACGTTTCCTTTCACAAAAACAAAATTAACATGTCGCTGGCGGGCAGATCCAACCTTGATCTTTCCAATATTTCTCTTCAAGAAAGCAATTTCTTCACTATGAGATATAATCATTTTAATTTTTTGCACTTTATTCTGTCTCTCTCCTGAGTGAAGATATGCTGTCTTCCATCCAAAAACGCTCAAAACTGTAACTAGACTCGTCACTGCTATTCCTATAGGTATCCAATATTTTAACGTCGTGGCAAAAGCAAATCTTATTCCAGCAAAGAGTTTTCCTAAAGGAGAATCATACACATCGCTATTTTTCTTAAGTCTATGCCACATCTGAACTATTAGTCTTTCCTTATTTGCTATCGATCTTTCCCTATGCATCAATGCTTGAACGTTCATAATTTCGCGGATTCTGCTTGTTCCTAAGATTTTATCTGCGTCAACTGATGTGATTTCATCCATATCTATTACTTCTCCATGCAAATCCACCTCCTGAAAACCGGCTTCCGATATCTTCTGCTTCACTACCTCCATTGAACCTGGTGATTGCTTTGTCATTACGCTGGTATAAGTTCCACCCACTCTACCTCCTCCTGTAAACTTCTGTTGAATTTTTATTATGTTTGATATTCTAGTTGTTGCAAAATTAACGGCATTTGAAATATTATTGTCTGCTAAAATTTTTTCTGTTGTTTTTACATCGAAAGCCAAATCTTGAATACATTGCTCAACCTTTGATTGTTGGACAACAAATTCTCGATATGTCTTGTGCATTATGGCTTGTACCACACGAACTCCTTCCATTCCTTCCCATGAACATCCAGATACTGGGTTATAATCATTATCTAAGATTTGAATTCGCATATGGCTGCAATCGTTATGCACGGTCTTATCTTCTGGATTCTTAAAACTAGCACTAAAAATTAAATGTTTTCTTCTATTTATGGCATCATTACTATTAAGTGTGTTAGCATTGATTTTTGTAGTATTACCGCAAAGCATGATAGCGTCAAAATGAACTATATCGCCTTTCATACCAACGGTATTCTGATCAGTGGGATCAACGCTTGAAAAAGGAGCAAGAAATTTGGATTGTGAGCAAAGTAAAATAAGTTCTTTGAGATCGTTTTCATCTCTATCTTGATTAAAATCATCATATATACAATATTTATGTTTTGAAATTTTTCCATCCCAATATTCTGATCCAGGATTTCTGTAGTAAGTCGCCGCCTTTACTTCTTCTGTATTCTCACCTTTAAGAGCTGTGAGCAAAGCAATTGAAAGAGTGGACTTTCCAACACCAGCATCACCAACAATTCTAACTACAAAAGGCTGCTTACTAGCATCATCGGGACTATATGGCATTCTAATGGCTGTTTCCAATCCACTAATATATCTATTAATTTCTACGGTATTCGGGATGTCTTCTTTTTGCATATATTCATAAAGCTTCTTCTTCATATCCATAAACTCAACTTTCTTCAGAGTTGCTGCTTCGAAATCTTGTGAAGCTTTATCAATACAAATTTCGATGGATTTCTTTGATAAGAGAACAAAAGGGGAATCTTCATTTTTAAGTTCAGCTTTAAGTTGTTCAACTGGTGATGAGATTTTAAAAATTCTTTTAATAAATTTGGGCATATACTCAAGTAAAGAAACAAATAATGAACCCAAATTCTTGCTCAGTTGGACTATTGAGTTGAGTTCGCGAGACGTTGCCAAAAGTTTTCCATAATTAGCAATATTAATTCCAAAAAAAAGTAAAAGATCAGTAATCATCGAGGTTATTTTGCCAAAGTCAGGCTTATAAATACGGTAGTCTTCGCCTGAATGAGAATCAATTGGTCGGTTAACAACTTGTAAAACACAAAAAGATAAAATATTAACAAAAAATGCAACAACATACCACTTAGCATCCAACTTACTGTCACCATAACAGTCTGTTATTCCTTTAGCCAAAGTCAAAAAAAATGGGCTCAACATTAACCACTTAATTGGAGTAGGGTTAGAAAAACAATCAAACAATAAATAAAGAGTTGGAAGACCATAAGCGGCATCATTCAAAGTTTTTTCAAGAAAAGCAAAACCTTTTTCAGTTAACCAAATAAACGCATCATAAATTTTAGCCATAACGTCAACAATTTTTCCACCATGATCTTTAATTGTTTGAAAAGTTAAATCTCCTACAAATTTGGTGAGTTTTTCTTTTGTCTGTTCAACAACGGCTTTTATTTTTTGAAATAATAACGTTATGGTGTCGCCGACCATCGTGGCTCCAAAAGCTCCAAGAGTTTTTCCTGACGAAATTACTCCACCATGACTTTCCATCTGGAAAATGCCATAAGCCTCAAGGGCAACACGAGCTGCTTCAGCTGAAGCTAGCTTCTTCGTCTTCTTCGGGGTCACACCACAATACACAGCTGTTTTTCCATCAAATGTCAAGCGGACACTTGAAAGAAAAACCAAATTGTGAGATGGCCCGTCAGAAAAATAATCAGAAAATAATGGAGCCTTAAAGCCATATCGTTGGCACATTTCATTTAAAATTGAAGTTGTGTTTGTTGTATTTGTTGTAAAAGAAGTTTTGAATGGTATTAAAATGTTATCCTTGTTTTCTGGGTATGTATTGAGTACTGCATCTGATCTAGCACGATATTCTCCTTTTGCATGATCCAATTTCTTCTTATATTCATCTGCTTCTGTTGGATCGCCAAATTTGGCTTGAAATTTTTCGTAACTCCCACTGTGGGAATCAATTCGCAAAAGGGGAAAATCATCTAATAAGTAAATTGGTGCTATTTCTTCAACAATTGGAGTGCTTAAAATTTTTTTTGCCTGCTGAAATGGATCTCGTTTTTGTACTGCTTCTTTCCATAAAACACCTTCTCCTACAAGTTTTGATCGGGTTCGCTGATCGACAAATTTTTTCATATCATTATAAAATGCTGCTTGTCGAGTTCCATTGCATTGGCAAACAATTCCTGTTTTCTTTGATTGTATTTCTTTATAATCTAGGGCTGTATGTATTTTTTGGGTTTCTGTGAATTCATAAATTTGATAAAAACAGTAATCGCATAACAAAATTGAGCATTCACATCGATATTTATGCACTTCAGAGTATTCACCTTGATGACAGTTGTAGCACTTAACGCCTATTGATTCTGGTATTATATATTCGGGAAATTCTTTTCTGTCACATTCAAAGTTTATTGACTGATCATTAATGTAAACAATTTTATTAAATCTAAGTTTGTGGCAAAGGCATTTGTGTTTTTTGTTAAATAAAGCCAATCTATTTTCTAGTGATAAATCAAATCGAAGCAAATTTTTTGTAGTATAAAGTCCTTTATTACGAATTTTAAAAGCTTTTCGAGATTGTTCTTTCTTTTGGGCTTTAGCTGTGGCTTCTGCTACAAGAGCTTCATTTTTCTTCATATAATCATTGTCAAGTTTTTCATGTCGAATAAATTGTTTTTTAGGTCGCATTAAATTTAAATTTTCTTCATCGGGGGTTATATTAAGGCCAAAATTAGTGACTGGAGTAAAATATTTCTTTTTGTCTACATTAAATCTTTCATCTTTAGTCTTTTCTTCTCGCTCTTCTTGTAATTGTTGTCCTTTCTCTTTTATTTTGTGGAGTCTATTGTGTATTGTACGCCTAGAAAATTGGCCATTATCAGGAGTTTTTGATGTTACAACTTCCTCTTCCTTTATTGATGGGGGATTGTTAATTGTGATTGGAGCTGTCTTGGAACGATTTTCATCGTCAAGAGTAAGTAAAATATTAAATGGATTAAAAAAAGTTTTATTAATTTCAGTATTCATGTTAAAGTGTATGAATGATTCCGTATACATTTAGTATGGGAGTTCTATTCATTGTCTCAACTTGAACTAATAAAGTTGGTGTTATATAATTAAAATCCTATAAGAGGATAATTCTAAAATATAAAAACAAATAAATTGAATAAATTTTAAATAAGTAAAAATAAAATAAGTAAGTTAAATAATTATTAAAGTTTTATAATATTCATGTTTGTTATATGTTGAAATATTTGTATCAAATTGAGAAATAAAATTCAACAAGTCTTACTTTGAGCTAATAAAAGTAGTATTATATAATTAAAATCCTATAAGAGGATAATTCTAATAAATAAAAAGGTTATTAATATATATATATAATAAATTAAAGGTTCATAATAAGAAAGAAACCTATCGTTTTTGTCCTTACGTCACCGTAACGTAGCGAATACGTTCAAATAGATCTATGCATGGAGTTAACCA